CGAGTCGAGCGCAAAGACATTGCCCCGATTGGCGGGCGTGCGGCCATGCAGGTAGGCGTTGACCGCGGCGACTTCTTGGCCCGCGGCGACGCCAGGGATGCCAAGGGTCTTAACGCCGTATGCGGCGACTTCCGCGGTGGTCATTTGGGCGGCGTCGAAAGCGCCAACGAAACCAGACAGTTTGCCGGCGAGCGCATCGCGCGCGGCAACTTCGGCCAGAAGGGCTTTCGCATCCAGGGCCTTCGGCGCCTTGGAAAAATTGGCAATTGTGGCCTCCGCGGCCTTAAGCCGGGCGTCCATGCCGCTCAGGCACTTGGCGTCGACGGCGGGGGCTGCAGCGGCGGCAGCAGGGACAACGCCCTTCTTTTTCATCTGCGGTTTGCCGAACGCGTCCATGACGGCCTTGCCTTCCGCGTCGAGGACCGGCTCCATATCTTCGTCACCGGCGGGGGGTATGACTTCGTCACCGTCCGGCTCGCCCGACAAGCCCTTGATTGCTTCGGCCAGCTTGGTCAGCACCGGAAGCATGCCCATGAGGTCGGAAACCTTGGGGTCCTTACTGCCCTCGCCTTCCGCTTCGGCCTCTTCGGCGTCCATGGCGGCGGTGACCGCGGCGGGATTGGCCGCAATGGCGGCTTGCAATTTGGCCGGGTCGGTCACACTGAGCGCGTTCATGAGCCGCGCGCGGAGCTTTTTGGGAGTCACCATTGGTCGAACCTCGTTTGAATCGAAGGCGAATGACAGGGAGTCGAGCACCGCGACGCCGGGCCCCATACGGCCGCTGTCAACGTCCGCGATGTGGTTGCCCCGGGGGTTACGTTGGATTGCATCGAACGGTTGCCCTTCAAAAGTCCCGCTCGCTAATTCATACACGCAACGGAAGCCGCAAGAAAGCTCCTTTTTCCCGGCGTCGATTAGGGCGGCCAATTGGCGCCCCCAAATTTTCAAATTGGCGTAAAGCGTCCGCGTTTCGGGGTCGTACTCGACTTGCTCCCCGATCGTGCCTTGCGCGCCCTTCTTTTCGACCGGCATAAGCCCCTCGGTATCACCCAAAAGCACCGGGGGGTGGTCAACCGTAATCGGAATGAGACGGAATGACGCAATCGCCTCCGGCGCGCTAAGCTCTTGCTCGGGCCGATAGACGCGATAAATCCGCCCGGGATCGGCCGGTTGGTCGGTATTGGTAAACCTGCCAATTTGGGCGCCGCTGTATGGGAAGACGCCCACGCGGGAAATTGGATTGCGCGGGACTTCGTACCACCCATTAAAATCAGGAATGCGCACGGTCATTTAGGCTCGCCCCGCTTGGCCGCGGCCTTCGCTTTGGCGGCGTCGAACACGGTATTTATTTCCGTTTCGGAAATTGTCTTGCCGGGATTTACCGCCTCGAAAAGCCACTTAAGCGCCTTTGCACCGTTGTAGGTTTTGCCGTCCGGGTTTAACGCCGCCTCACCTAACGTCGCTGCGTGCGGTTGGTCGCTCATTTAGGCTCGCCCGCTTCAAACTGAATTACCGGGACCATTGTACACCGGCAGTTGATCGCTTGACCAGGGATGCCGCGTTCCCCGTTTTCCTCAATGATCGGCGGCTTGTCGAACCGGTAAATTTTGCCGCTCATGTCTTGGTGCATGCGCCGCGGGTGCAGGCCGCCGCCCGAATGCACCCACTCGTAAGATTTGACGCCGACCGCCTGCATGCGGCCCTTGTTAAAACCGTTGTACGCCTTGTGCGTTTGGTCGATTGCGATGTTCTTGGCACGGCGGGCCGTCATGCCCTCTTGCTGTTCGAAGAACGGCACGAGGTCTTCAAGGCCGTGCCCGCTCGTAATTGAGCGCATGACCTTGCTTTCGATCTTGGCGAAGTACTCCGCGGGGATGGATTTAATCAACGACACGTTTTCGCTGATAGACGCCTTAAGCATCTCGCGCATGCGACCCTTGATAAAATCCGTCTTGAGCGACAGGCCGCCGGAAAGCTCTTTTAGGCTTTCGTACGTGGCCGATGCGCTGGCCCGGTCCGCCTGCCCGAGCATCGTTTGCGCGAGGTCCGACGCGTCGCCGCCAAATATCTGCGACCATTTGTCACGCAACGCGCGGGACAGGATGCGGGTTTGAGACGCCGGGCTGATATCCATCGCCTGCCCGAAATGCGCCGCAACGTCGGGATGCGCGAGCAATCGGGCAAACTGGCGGGACACGTCGGCGCACATGGCGACCACGAGCGCGTCAAGTTTCGCCGCGTATCGCAGCGCCACGCCCGCCGGCAACGCCAGCCGCCTGCCCCGCATCACGCCGTCGTGATTACGAGCCGCGGCCCAAGCCGCGCGACGGTTAGTGAGAAGCTTGCGCGCCATCCGTAGACCTTGCAATTTTCAACAGAAGCTCCCGAAACTCAGGGGGTGTTTTGGCCCGATCCCGCTTCTTATTTTTACCGCCGATCCGACCCGTCATGCCACAACGACGCGCATATTTATACCCGTGAGTCTTAAGCAGAACCGGGTCCAAACGTTGCCCCGACGACCCCCACTTAAGCTCGGGCCGATCCGTGCCGACCGCATACAGCCACGTCATTTTGCGTCCATAGTGGCCGTAGTGCCCTTGCTCGACACAACACGCCCACCCGCCAAAATCATCAACGGGCACCCACCCACCTTTACGTGGCGGCTTTTTCAAACCGAAAGCGGCATAGGCGTGGGTGTCTGCAGGATGCTCTAGAACGCCACCCCAACACCGCACCGCCATAAGCGCCGCAGCAAAACAGCCCCCATCATTACCGAGCCGGTATTTATTTTTGTCGGGCTTTAGGGGCGACCCGAACCACATGCGCCCCCAGCGCTCGCATGGCGGATGCGCGACGACCGGGTACGGGCCGGGGTAGCTCCGTGCATCTCGCGCTTCGTCCCAAGGGTCCACGCCCTTAAGGCCGAAGTATGCGCCCCCGGTTTCTACGAATAACGCCGCGATCATCGCGCCCCGCTCTCGCCACCCGCGGCCCCCGGCGGTTGTTGCTCGGTCGGCAGCGGCGCGTTAGGTGCCGTCTTTTCCGCGCCCGGGTCGACCACGCTTGCAGGCCGCGGCCCCTCGGGCTCTGCCGCTTCGATCCCGGTGTAACCGCTGTCTGGGTCCTTAATGAGCCGGTTGCGAATATCAATCCCGTCGATTGCGCCCGTCTCGGCGAGTGCTTTGTCGCGATCGGCGTCGACCTTGCGGCGGGCGCTCGCCTCTTCGGCCGTTTCCGCGTCCAGCTTTTCAAATTCTAACTGCAACGCAACGGGCGCAATTCCAAATTTGGGCGCCACGTACGACCGCATGCAAAGCAAGTGGTGGCGCTCCAGAAGTGGCCGCACGTCGTGCTCAAGGATCGACTCAAGCAGCTCGTGGTAATTGGTTTCCTCGCTCTCGCCCGTCGCGTCCATACCCTTCGGCGACGTGCCCATGAGCTTTGTAACCGGGATAGGCCCGGCAATTGCGGCGACGATCGTATACTGCCCCATGACGATCGCGTCAAAATCTGCCAGCGACGTATCGTGCTGCACAAGCTTTTCTTCGCCACCCAAGAACTGGTAGCCGTAATTGTTCCGCCACGACGCCGCGCGCTCCATATTCTCTTCGGCGCGGTCTTGGTCGCCCGCGAGGGCTTCCATGTTGACGCCTTCGATGACGTTGAGGCGCTTGGTCAGCGCGAGTTGCGGCGCTTCGTTTGCGGTGCGCTCGGCAGCATAGACCCGCTCGTAAATTTGCTGCGGCAACGGTATGCCGCCGTAGTAGTAGGTTGGCTTAAGCACGTCCGGCACGTCGCACGTACGGATTAGCACCAAGTGCGAGCGATGATAACGACGGCCCGAGATGCGCCAATAGGTCGGCTCGTAGAAATGCCGCGACGCCGGGTCCGCCGCCGCCGTCGAATCCAACTCGGGCGTAATCCAATATGGATCGACCTGCGAAATGCCCTTGTAAGAGCCGGGCGCCACGCCGTCAGGATTGAACGGTTTTTCGTAATACTCGGGGTCAAGGCTGTCGACTTCGAATAGCGCAATGCGGATGCCGAAGATGTTTTTGTTACGTACAAACTCCCGCGACTGCGTGCGCACGTCGAAACGCTTGTCGAGTTGCTTAATGTACTCGACTTGCGCGGGGGGTAGCGCCTGGCCGCCGTCCGCAAGCACCTTGTAACCGACGCGCGTTGCGTCGCGCGCGGGCATGGCGCAGGCCCGATCAACCAGCCAATGCTGCGCGAGGATTGCGCACATTTGATAGCCGATGAAACTTTGCGAGCCAAACCACCCGAGCAACTCAGGCGAAACGCCACCCATTTGCAAATTCCACGCCTGCTTAAAGCTCGGAGTATTCCAATCGTCCGAGTCCATCGCGGACCCGTCGGCATTTACGCCGCGCACGTCTTTACAGGTACGAGGGAATGCAACGCGCGCGAAGTCCGCCATCGTCGGCATTTTGCGCGCGGGGAGGTCGGTCGAAAACATGCCGGTGCGCGGCGTGGCGCTATTCGCGGGCTCGGTCCCTTTGACGCCCTCCACGTAGACCGCGTCGAACGCGTCGAACGCGCGCGGCGCAATCGCCCTAAGCAACCAAGCGGTGAATCGGTTCATGCCGTGCCCTTTACGGTGACGTTGTAATTTGCGCGTCCCCGCGTAGCAGCGTGATGACGCTGCCGTCTAACAATACCGCCTTAATGGAGAATGCGGAAGAGTACGGCGCGGCCAGGCCTCCGGTTTGCAGCTTTGTCAACTCAAACCTAAGCTTTTGCGCGGCGTATCCTGACGACAGCCGCCAATCACCCTTGCCATTGAGCGCCGACGTGGCGATGCCCGCCGCAGTCAACCAATTGGCCGGGACGGCAGGCAGGTTGGTCAAGGCCGTAACAGTCGTGAGCGTGCCGCCCGTGATGTTTGTCGGCGTCGCATACCCGACCGCCGCCGCGCCAAATATCGCGTCATAGGCCGATTGCGTGAGCACATCAAAATCGCGCCATACCGGAAGGCATGAGGCAGCGGCGGCAAACTGCACACGAAGACGGCCGACCGTTCCGGTGTCAGTGGTGTCGAGCGTAACCAGATAGTTACCGTAAGCGTCGTAAGTGGTTGCCGTTACCTCAGCGTGGCGCACTGCGAAGGCGCCCAAGCCGTCTATAGCCGACAGCCCTCGCTTAGTCATACGTGCCGGAGCCGACGGACGTAATGGTTGCGGTCGCGGCGCCCGTAAAGTTGCCCACGAACCGGCGGCATACATTCTGCGCAACCGTCATCGTGCCAGACAAGGTAACCGTGGCGCCCGAGTCGGCCGTCAGGGTCAACGTGCCCGCGCCGCTGTTGCAGACGCTGAAATTCCAGGTAAAGCCCGAAGCAACGCCGAAGTCCGACAGCATTTGAGCCGCAGTCCGCACGAGCTGCGCACCTGGGGTGGCATTGGAGCTGATAAGCGTGACGTTGAGCGCCCCGGTGATTTTGCCGGCGGCGAGCGAACCGGTCGTCGCATTGAGCGTGCCGACCTGAGCGTTCGGCAAAAGCTGCGCGGTTGGGACGAAATTGGTCGCGACCGTCGGACCCTGGCCGGTAGGGTCGGTTACGCGCGTCACGTAGAGGACGCCGCCGGTAACCGGGGTCGCGTAAATCGCCGCGGCGCCGACGTTGGTATCCGCGGGGATTGTCGCAATGGGGGCCGCGAAGGCCGCGCCTCCCAAAAGGACCGCCGCCAGCAAGGTCATAAGGTGTTTCATAGCTTTAGAGCCCTCAAAGCATGGACGACCGAGCCGCGGCCCGGCTTGTGTGGCGGGGAATATACGCGCCTGGGGACTTTAGGTCTAGCCGCCCGCCCCAAAAGCAAAGCCCCGGAAATACGCCCCGGGGCTTCGGCGGCCACGCAAGGGTGACCTCGTGGGCTAGGCCCGGGGAGAATATACGCGCTCGAGCCTCTTAGGTCTAGGGGAGGGTGGGCGTCTCTCCGCCCTGTCACCGCGTCCCGGATTTGAAAGCTGCGGTTGCTCCTCAACATTGCCGGGATCAAGCGACTAGGGGCTTGGCGACCGATTCCCTACGCCGATGGCTTTACAGATCGCCAGTCAATGAGCCGTCTTTATGCCCCGTATTGACCGAAGCGTCAACGGTTACTGCACCCCGAAGGCAAAGACCACGCCGCCGATGATGACCACGAAAGCAAAGGCCATCCCGCCGTTAATCAGCACGAGGGGGAGGGGCGTGCCCGCGTCGTCCTGGAGCACGAGGGGAATTTGCGTCTCGCCCGTTTTGGCGATTACGAGCGTTTTTGTCGCACCCGCCTGCCCGAGCGCCCGGGGGATTGTGACCACGAATGCCCCGCCGTCGGTGTCCGCCAGGATAGCGCCGTCGCCCGCCAGCGCCACGGTCGCCGCCGCCACCGTCCGCACCGTGCCGCCGAACATGCCGAGCGCCGCCGCCAAATTGCTCAGGCTGACAAGGCCGGCTGGCGTGACGACGTTTGAGACGCTGTCCGCCGCAGCCATGCCCTGGATTTGGGTAATGTCCCGGTTGACGCCCCGCGCCGCTGCCCCGATCGCTTGCCGCGCCGCCGCGGTATTGGCCGCCTGAATGAGCGCTGCGCCAATTGCCGAGATAGCCGACAACGGCAAATAGGGACCGTCTTCGGTTCCGTCCGGCTCTAGGACGATGATGGTTTGCTTGGGGGTAACGTAGGTTTCTACGCTAATCGGCATGGCGCGCGGTCCTTGCGGGTGGCCCGGCAAGATACCGCGGGAGCGGGCGGTTAGCTAGGTACCAGCGCAACCAACGGAAACGCAGCTAAGATATCTTGACGTTGGTTTTCACGTTCCGCCTCCGCCGCCTTTTCCAAATCGACAGAATCGTCCCCAGCGCACCAAGCTTCGATTGCGGCAATGCAGTCGCGCACCCGCGAATCCGTCGTATGGACCGCGGCCCGCCTAACCGCCGGTAGGATCGCGCCCGCAATGGCCGCGCGGCGAACCGCAGTATCCGACCAATCCAACGCACGGACCGCCCAAATCGCATCCGCGGCGTCGTTGGTTGTTGCAATATCCCCGAGGCTCACGACTCGCTCGGGGTCGTAGTTGCCGTTGGCATAGCCGAGCCCGGTAATCAGCTTTTGCCAACCAGAAGCGCACGGGTGCTGCGCGCGAATACTGGCGAGAGTCATTGTCGGGTTAATTGTCATGGGCGTAGGCCTCGGTTAGTTACAAGGTAACTTTGCGCCCTCTTGACACGACGGTCAATAGTGAAAATAAGAGCCGCCTTGCCGCGGGCTAACCTACCCCCTCGCGATTCCCCGTCTTAAGGCAAGAGCAAAGCCCCGCCGCGTTTTTGGACGCGAGAGACAAGGCCGAACGCGGCGGGCACCCCTCACCCAAAGAACCCCCGCGCCCGCCGCACACTCTTGACATAGCAGTCAATAGCGGGTACCCCTAAAAACTCAGGGGGCCCGACGGTTCGACTCCGTTAATCCGTGCGGCTCACGCGCCCCCGCCCTCACCCAAAAAATCCCCGCGCCCGCCGCACGCGCTCCACCGCGTAGCGGCATGAGTCGATCGTGTGGTTTTTGGCGTCCTGTAGCACCGGCAGGATGTTGCCCGTGCGCGGGTCAACCTTGAAGCTGTAATATAAAAATTCATCCGCGACGTGCTTGCACCGCGGGTGAATCCAAATGCTGTAGGCTTTTAGGAACTCGACGCCCTCTTGCACGCTGCCCGGGCCCTTAATCGACGGCTCAAGGCGCACAAAGCCGTGACGCTTTAGGTAGCTGATATTTTGCGGCAGGGAGCTGTCGGCAACCGCCGGCCAATCAAGCGCGCCGGGAATGCCGGGGTCCCCGTACGGGTTTTTCCAATGCCGCGCATCGCTCGGGGGGAACGGGCACGGCCCGGCGAACAGCGCGGGCGTGTAGTCAATATCGCAGCCGACGCGCCACGCCTCGTAATCAATAAACAAATCGCGCCCGCTGTCGTCGGCAATGACGCGCGACGCGCCCGGCTCGCCTTCCCAGCGACCGATAAAGCAACGGATACACACCGCGGGGTCAATGCTAAAACCCCAATCCATGCCAAAGCGGAAGGTCGCGCCGACCGGCGTCTCATACTCGCAAACTTTCCAGTTGTGGAAAACGCGCCGGTCCGAGCGGACTTCATACGCGCCCTCCCAAATGTGCGCGTAATCCTCGAGCGTGCGGCGCTTTAGGGCGTCGCGCCGTTCCGCCTCAAGGTCCTCGGGAAACCATGGGTTATCTTGCCAACCACAATCGACCAAAATGCCGCCGCTCGGTAGATCGACCGTCCAGGCTTTTTGATATCCGGGGATTTGCTTGCGGTCGTTGAGTGTAAACATGCCGTCGACCGATGCGAACGGGCGTTCTTTGTCGGGCGGGTCTTTCGGATTCCAGCTGAACCAAAGCTCCGCGCCGCCCGTGCGCGGCCGCAGCGTCGGGCGCAAAAGGTCAAGCGACACGCTGCCGGCACTTTCCGCCTCTTCCCACCACGCACGTTTGAAGCCTTCCAACGATTTGATGCTGGCCGCGTTATAGCTCTGCATACCGTTGAAGATGATTACGCCGTCGCCGGGCGTCTCGATCGCTTCGCGAAAAACCTTAAAGCCGTCCGCCTCGCCAAGCCCCGACTCTACCAGCTTCGCTTCGATCAACGACTTGGACGAATGCTTAAGGTCCTTTTGTACCTCTCGCAAACAAACGGACAGCAAGCCCTCTTCGGCCCACGCGTCCTCTACAAGTTTGCCCGCAAAAAAATGAGACTTAGCGCCGCCACGCCCGCCGCGCGCACCCTTGTAGCGGGCCGGGGCAAGCAACGGCTCAAAGCATTCGGCCGTCGGGATAAGCAGCTCCTGGACGCGCCTAATCCTCCCCAACGTCGTCGTCCTCGGTCGACGCGTGCGCATCGGGGCTCATGGCCGCCGCATCGCCCGGCCGCACGAGCACGCGCTTAATCGTGCGCTCAATTTTGATCGGCGCGCCGTTCGGGTCACCAGCAATTTGCAGCGGCAGCACGCGACCGAGCAACGCCATAAACGCCTTGGGCTCTAGGTACATTTGAGTAAGCAGGTAATCGACGCCGCCGCCGCGATTAAGCGCCTCAATAATCATTTCGCGGATCATCGTCGGGATTTTGTTGGGCGAGCCTTTCGGCCGACCGTCCCGATTGCCCGAGTGTTTCCGGCCCGGCGCAAATTTGCCGTTCGGGGCATGACTCGGGGGGATGACCACGACAGAGCCGCGGGGCATTTCGGCACTCATGCTTGACCTACAGTCTCTTAAATTACTGGAAAACCCTACGCTATTTGCAAAACCCCCGCAACTGGCCGTTAGCTCCGTTTGGGATACTTTTCATAGGGCGTAGTAAGTCCTTGTATTTATTTAAGATACTACTTTACCAACAGCTAATATTTGAGACGTGGGAAAAACTAAGAAGTATGTAGTATTACATGTTACGTACGTTTCGTGTAGTTACTATATATGTCTTAGTTTTTGTCCCTACCCAATTGGAAAAGGTTGGTAACGGGTGGAATTGTGCTTTATCAAGCGCTTGCTACGCCCGTTGACGGCAGGTATGCGACCGGTTATACTTACTTTTAGATACGGAGATTTCCCATGGTTTTTGTAGCGCCCCACAACCGCATTCCGCCGGACACTTTAGCGCTTACCCGCAAAGAGGCGGCATACATTGGTTACCTTAGATTTTGGCCGGGGGTACCCTGCGGGCGCGGCCACCGCGCCATGCGGCATGTCAGTACGGGAATTTGTACCCAATGCCTCGCCGAAGATTATGCCGAACGAAAGGCCGCCCGCAAATGACCCCCCGCCCTGTCCGAGCCCAAATTACCGACCGAAACACTGACGCGGGGGACGACACGCCCATAATGACGCGCGGACAGGCCGAAGCGATCGGGCGCCTAAAATACTGGACCGGGCGCCCTTGCCGGCGCGGCCATTGGTCCTTTCGGTACGTCTCGACCGGCATGTGCATGCGGTGCAATCGCGAGCACGCCCGGGAGCACCGGGTTGCCCGCAACCAAGCCCGTGCGGCCCGCGCCGACGGCCTGACCGAGACGCGCACGACGCGTTTGCGGGTGGACGAATGCGCCGCCTTTGACGCCTTTGTACTCGCCCTGGATCTGTCCCGGCCTGACCCCGCGCCCTTTGTCGTGCCGTCGCACATTGCCCGCCTGCCGCCCGGCGCCATCTCAGGGGCCCCCGACCCGGTCGTGCTAACCGGGGACCTTTCCGCGCAAGTCGCCGCGACCATTGCGCAACTGACGGGAGGCCACGAGCCACCGCCCGCGCCACCGTGCGACGACGCCACACCCTACGACTTGCCCGAGGGCGTCTTGCTTCCCATCCGGCGCCCGTAGCGCTATCTTGTGACTGCCACCCTCTCGAGGTCCCTCATGCTTCGCCGCACGCTCTTAGCCCCCGCCGCTCTTATCGCTCTTGCCGCCCCCGCGCTGGCGGGCAGCGGCTCGGATACCATCTACCCGACGCAAGGCGCGGTGGTTTGCGCGCCGGCAACGGATGCGGGCTGTACGGCGCTCGGCTATCTCCAGGTCCGCAACGTCTCGGGCGCGATAGCCTGGTACAAATGGGCGTCGGGGAGTTGCACAGGGCTAACAGCTGCGCAGTGTTTCCGCCCCGCAACGGGCACTTACACGGGGGCGTTCAAGTGGTCCCCCCCATTAGTTCTGGATACGCAAACGACGGCGGGGCTTCTGACCTACATGGCGACGGTCGCGGCCCCTGATATTGGCCCGTACACCACTTACGGCTATGCCACGGTCGGCGATATGGGCGGCGGATCATTTTTCTACGACTCGTCCGATACCACGACTGCTGACAACGGCGGCACGGTTCGGGTTGATGGCGCGGGGCATCGGTTCAAGTTGGTCGCAGGCGAACGCGTCTATATCTCAATGTTTGGTGTGCTGACGACCAACAGCGCATCGGCCAATTCTGTGGCATTCCAAAAGGCAGCGGATTGGCTGCGGGGAACGTGCTACGGCGCTTGGGGCGGTGCTTGGACGCGCGCGCTATGGGGTAAGGGAGGAACTTACAACTTCGACACTAGCATCAATTTCACGGCTGACTGGAATGGCTACGCTACGGGCGCGGCGGCGGCAAATAAGTATTGCACTGGGATGACGGTCAAGGGTGAAGAGGGCGGCAACCTGCAGCTGCCATTTGTTCTGAGCGGAAACCTAACGAGCGGCCACAAGGGGATGTTCCTCGACTTTAGCGGCCAAGCCAACACCACCCTGGACAACGTCTATGTGAAGGCGCTCGGCTACTCGACGGCGGGGGTTGCCAATCTTCGGGTTGCCGCTCCTGGTGGTGGTGTTGGCGGCGTTAATTTTGGGATGCACTTTGCCAATAACACTTTTGTCGATGGCTACACAAACCCCAATTTAGTTGTGGCAGTGGCGCTTCAAGACGCTGACCTGACAATATTTGATCCCACCTTTTCCGCTCGGGCCAGCCTGGACACTTCGATTGTAAACCGCTGGGGGTTCATGGGCCAGACGTTATACCATGCGCCGAACGGCGTAGGGATTGCGCAGGGCGGTACTTCGAGCACTATTACGCTGGCGTCTACCGCCTCGTCAGTGAACGATTTTTACAAGGGTCTCCCGATTCATGTGTGCTCAGCTCACACCGCAAGCGGGGCATGCGACGGAACTAGGCAGCTGGGGTACATTGACAGCTATACGGGGTCCTCGCGGCAAGCGCATGTCGAAATACCGTGGCTATACTTCACGCCGACCAGCTCTTCGGCCTATTCGATTGGCGCGGTGGGGTCGCAGTATCAGCATCTTGCCGGGCTGTCCTCTGCCAACGGAGCAACCCAGTACATCATCGGCGGCCAAAACCTTACTGGGCAACTCATCTGGACTGGCGGGCTGATGCTTAACTTCACGGCGCCGTATATGGCGGGGTACGGAAGTGTCGCCGACAACATCGTGAAAGATGACGGCATTTTCTGCTCAACTGGTTCTCAGATGATTACCGGCACGGTGAATACGGAAGTGCAGGGCGCGAGCACGGGCGGGTCTTTCATCCGGTTGGTAAGCGGCGCGGTGACGGACGTAAACGTTACTGGGCGGGTCACCAATATCGGGTCGGCGCGGGCGGTATATTCCGCTGACGCAGGTGGCGCGTGCAGTACTTACTTCACCAACATCAACGCCAAAACCGGCAGTATCGGGCCGACCCCGATGTTTTCCATGGCGGCCGGAACTGGGGTTCCGACGCAGTGGGCGGGCTCTGATGTGACGGCAACGGCTTTTGGGTCGATTGGGGACTTGAGCGCCACGGCGAAAATCCCCTACTGCGGTTATATGTCGGAAAACCAGGGCACGCTGCGCGATTCCGATATGCCGAGCTACTGCGAAACTTGGAGGTTCGGAAGCCTCGTAGGTGAAAACAAAACCGCCTTTACGAAAAATGTCTCCGGTCGCGTTACACCATCGTATCAGTACCTAAGCTATTTCGTCACCTGTAGCCAACTGACTGGCGACTCCGCTGCGCATGATGTCTGCACGTTTCCTATCCCAGGCGGCGTACTGCAAGCGTATGCGGGGGGTTCATACACCAACGGCTACAACACGCTTTCCATGCATTGCCACAGTTCATTCACAACTACTGGTGTTGTGGTTACCCTGAGACTGAACCAGGGCGGCTACAGTATGCCATCTGACACGGTCACGCTGACCAGTACTGATATTTCTTGGGACGTCCATGTCTCCTCCTATCAACGGGCGGGCAACAGCGGCTTTATTTCCTGGGATTGGAAGATTTATTCTGGCAAGGACTTGCTCGCATCAGGAAAATCGGGCGTCGCCAATGGTATCGCCGTCGAGAATGCCTCTAGCCTGATACTCAGCGCGGCGTCGTCCACAACCCAGACCCCTGATCCGTGCTACGTGCAGAAGAACGGGAATTAGGCGGGCCGTTGTTGACCTAACCGTCAATTGCTGGTATTGGGCGGCATGTCTCAACCAACGTTCCGCCCGTATCAGACCACCCTATCCGACGACATTGACTTGGCTTGGGCCGCAGGCGCGCGCAACGTGCTTGCCAAGCTCCCGTGCGGCGGCGGCAAAACCGTCATCATGGCCCACAAGGCCCGCACGTACCGCGGCGCCTCTATCTGCATTGCACACCGTCACCACCTTGTCGCCCAAATGTCGCTTGCGCTCGCCCGCAACGGCGTGCGCCACAGACTCATAGGCGCAACGGACCTTGCGCGGCTCATTGTCACGCAGCATGTAGAAAAGCTCGGGCGGTCTTTCTACGACCCGCAGGCATGGGTGGGTGTCGCCAGCGTCGACACGCTTGCCCGACGCGCGCCGGATGACGCCTGGTTTAAGCAAATCACCCTTTGGCAAACTGACGAATGCTTTCCAGCGGGGACGTTGGTTGACGGTCGGCCGATCGAAACCCTGCGAGTCGGTGACGTGGTCGCGTCGTTTGATGAACGATTCGGCGTCTTGCGCTCCCGCCGGATCGTTCGATTATTCAAAAACCCCGCGCCGCGGCACATGGTGCGGCTTTACACCCAAGCCCATCACGTATTAGAATGCACCCCCAATCACCCGATTTTCACGCAACGCGGCTGGGTTGCCGCAGGGGGCCTAAATGCCGACGATAAAGTGCTTTATGTGCCCGAAGCCCGCGGACCTAAGCGGCTTTCGACAGGGGCAATACGAGAGGACCGGGCGGGCGTATTGCAGTCGAGAGTGTTCGACGGCCTACCGAGCGAGGCGGTCATCCGAAACGGCAACCAAAACCAACCTCAAGTATGCGTCGGCGCGCATGAAACTAAACAACCCGATGCGCCACAAAAAATCGCGGGACAAGATGCGCAAAACGCTGTTGCGGATTGGGCACCGACCGAGCGTCCAGGGCGGCAACGGGACGCCGCCACCCCCAGCGGAAGCGGCGCTTTTTGCGATCTTCGGGGGCATGGGCTTCGTGATGCAATTTGCGATTCGGACGGGGAAACGCAAAGGCGACGGGAAGAAAATCCCGCACAGTTACAAAGTGGACTTGGCCAATCCGACGCTGCGGCTGGCGATCGAAGCGGACGGGGGCTCTCACGGAATGCGGGAGCGCAAGGAACAGGACCGGAAGAAAGAGGGGGTCTTAGGTGGATTGGGCTGGACCGTATTGAGGTTTACGAACCTGGAAATTCTCAACGACCCGACGGCGGTTGTGGTGAGGGTTTTGTCTACAATCTCGAAATTGAAGACTTCCACACTTATGTCGCTGGCGGGATCGTAGTCCACAACTGCCATCATCTTTTGCGTAAAAATAAATGGGGTAAAGCCGTCGCACTTTTTCCTAACGCCCACGGGATAGGTTGGACCGCCACACCGGGGCGCGCGGACGGTTATGGCCTCGGGCGCCATGCGGACGGGGTTTTTGATGCGATGGTGTCCGGCCCGGGAATGCGGGAGCTTATCACTGCGGGGTACCTGACCGACTACAAGCTGCTTTGCCCGCCGTCCGACCTAAAGCTTGACGAGTCGGACCTTGGCGAGAGCGGGGAATTTAAGCAGGCCGCGGTATCCGCGGCAGTGCGCGGCTCGCACATTACCGGCGACGTGGTTTCCCACTATCTGCGGTACGCCGCCGGCAAGCTCGGCATGGTCTTTGCGGTCGACGTTGACCACGCGACGCAACTCCTGGCCGGGTTTCAAGCCGCTGGGGTGCCCGCCGAAGTCATCACGCACCTAACGCACCCGACGGCGCGCGCGGCGGTCATGCGGCGATATGAGCGGCGCGAGGTACTTGTCGTTATCAACGTCGATCTATTTGGCGAGGGGACCGACTTCCCGGCCCTGGAGGTTGTGAGCCTCGCGCGGCCAACCGCCAGCTACCCACTTTACGAGCAGCAATTTTGTCGCGCGCTGCGGCTCCTGGAGGGTAAAGCGTATGGGCTTATCCTGGACCACGCGGGCAACACGATGCGCCATGGGGGCCCGCCAGACTGCCCGCGGCATTACAGCCTAGACCGGCGCGAGAGGCGCGGGCCGCACCTGCCGGCCGACGGCGTGCCGATGCGCGCTTGCACGGCCTGCACGGCGCCCTATGCCCGCACGCGGCTGACGTGCCCCTATTGCGGCGCGGAGGCTCCCGAACCTGCCGGCCGCGCCTCGCCCGAGCAAGTCGAGGGGGACTTAGTGTTGCTGGACGGCGCGGCGCTGGCGGCTCTACGTGGCGAGGTCGCGCACATTGACGGCCCGGCGCGCGTGCCCGGGCACCTGGACGGCCCGGCGCGCATATCATGCGAGCGGCGCCACCTAGAGCGGCAGCAAGCCCAAGCGACCTTGCGCGCCACGATCGCGCTTTGGGGCGGCTGGCGGCGGCGTGAGGGCGAGGACGACCGGGAGGCGCAACGGCGCTTTTGGTTCCGGTTTGGCGTCGACGTGGCGACCGCTCAAACGCTGGGTGCGCGTGAGGCTGGGGAGCTTTGCAGTCGGGTCGCGGGGGACTTGTCGACGGCGGGCGTCGTCGCCGCTACTTAGCGCCGCTAATCGGTATCGGGGGGTAAGTCCGTCGGTTGCACGGGCATTTCCGCGTGTTCTTCGCCGGTGCCACCGCATCCGGCGCATAAAGTACGCCGGCCCAACCCTTCGCCCGTGCCGCTGCAATCGGGGCAGGTTTTGCCGGTCCAACCGTAGAGCTTGCCGCCCTTGGTATATTCGCCCGCTTTTAATTGATACATGCCCGTGCTCCTTCTAAGTGTGCGCCACGCGCGCATTGGCCGATCGGTCCCTTGCGGGCGTCGTCGCGGCGTGAGCCTTAAGGTACGACGCGCGATGTATCCAATGGCAAAAATGCAGGTAGGTGTTGCTGCCATCGGCGCGGAAGTGCGTCCACCCGGCGGCGCGCGCCTCGGTCCACGCCTTCGCGGTGTTGTGGGTGGCCGTGGGATGCGTCGCGCGGCAGTCGGCGCAATCGCACGCAAAGACGGTGCCCGAGACGGTGCGGCGCTTAGTCATAACCACACCCAAAGGGCCGCACCCACCGCCAACCAAAAAAGCGCGCAAAGCCCCGTCGCGATGGTAGCTCCATAGTTGCTCATTTTTTGTCCCTCGGTTGGTACGCGCGGGCGGCGTGCGCCTCGCAATATGGATAGTTTTGGTGGGTGGCGTGGCCACAATAGCAGAAGTCCGGTGTAAGCGGGTCGCCGATCGGCCAGCGGCATTGATTGGCCTGGAGGGTCTCAAGGGTGGTGTGTGCGCCCGTAACCGACGACACGGGCGGTTCGGCTTCTTGCTGGCGGAGTATAGCGGGGCGGGGCTTGCGGGAGATACCGCCAGCGACTCGCGGCGCTCGGTTTTGTGAGGATCCCGGCTGTTGCGCGAGAGTGGGCGCCCCGTCGGTCCCTTTGAGGCGGTGAATTTTGCCGATTATGGCGCTACGGGAGGTATCCCCGAGCGCGTGAGCAATTTGCAAGGCGGACAACCCTTCGGCGGCCAGCACTTTAAGCTGCTTTAATTTTTCATCGGTCCAAACGTCAGCCATGGGGCTTCTATAAACGCTATTGACACTCCGGTCAAGACGGGAGATAACCGGGGCATGGACTTTGACGCCTACGCCGCTGCTCTTGCCCGCGCCGATTGGTTTTACCAAATGAGCGACGACCCTGCCGCCTATGCCGCGGGGTGCTGGGAAATAGCGGCGTTGCGAGCGTTATGGGGTGCGTCGGAATTGCACGGGGTGCTATTCGACTGCACGCAGGAATGGGCTAACAGAGTCATGAGGGAACACAATGCGTAAGACAATGTGGGCTATCAAGCGCCAATGTGGGGCCTACCAGCAATGCCCTAGCGGGTCAGGCGCGCCCTGGCTTTTCAGGACTCGGCATCTTGCTAATTGGGAGATTCAATACGGCCGAGCCTCCGCTTTTGGTAAGGCCGTCCCTGTTATTGTCACGATTGAGTTGCGCAAATGAGAGTCTATATCGCCGGGCCGATCAAAGGTAACGACTCAGCGCGAGAGTGTTTCGCGTTGGCGGCCAAAATGCTTAGGGACCTAGGCAAGTATGAAGTCGTCAACCCTTTTGAATTGAACGTCTCGGCTATAGAAGCCGACGCGGGGTATGCGGCGTACATGCGCGCGGACCTTAAGGCTCTTGTGGGTTGCGACGCAATTCACCTTTTGCGCGGGTGGGAAAATAGCGCCGGGGCGCGCCTGGAGTTCCAAGTCGCGCAAATGTGCGGACTTTTGGTTACGTACCAATGCGCTTTGGGCTTGAGCCTACATCCATGACCCGCGAGTCGCCCCTCTATCTCGCATTGCGCGAAGAGGCCGCCCGTAAAGGGATGCGGCTTTGGCGCAATAACTGCGGCGCGTTTCAAGACGCGACGGGCCGGTGGGTGCGCTACGGCCTCGCCAACGACTCCAAGGTTTTGAGTGCGCACATTAAGAGCGGGGACTTGATCGGTATCCGGCCGGTGCTCATTCTGCCCGAGCACGTCGGGACGGTCATTGGCCAATTTATCAGCCGGGAGTGCAAGCCTGCCGAGTGGCACTTTTCACCAAAGGATGATCGCGAGGCGGCACAAGAGCAGTGGAACATGCTTGTGCGGGCCCTTGGTGGCGACGCTCAATTTGCAACACGAGAGGGGACGCTATGACCCCCGCCGCAGCTGCCCACTTTGCGCAACGCCTGGCCGCCCCGCTCGTACTTGAGCCCGGCGCGGTGTGTCGCCTGCGTGGCGGCCGCATAGCGGTTATTGACCGCGGCTTGCGGTATCGCCACGTCGACGCCCCCGGCGGCGCGCAATATGACGGTTGGGGCGGCCGGGCGCTCTTTGAAGACGGCGGCGACGTGCTGGCCTTTTGGTGCGCGGACGGCGCCGCAAGCGTCGACTATAACCCTGACCCCTACGACCTAATGGAGCGGATAGCGTGACGTATCAGGCTAGAGTGTGGCGTTGGGTGGTCCAATGCTTCGGTACGGGCTTCGCGTGCGACCCGATTGAACGCGCGCACCGCTTTCTTGAAGAGTCGCTAGAGCGGGCGCAAGCCGTGGGGTGTACCGAAGAGGACGCCGTAAAGCTCGTAGCATACGTCTACGGGCGCCCGGTCGGCGTGGTCTTCCAAGAAGTTGGCGGCGTCTCGGTCACGTTGGTCGCTCTTTGTGCGGGGCTTGAAGTGGACGGGGACGACGCCGCCGAAACAGAGCTTGCGCGGTGCTGGCAAAAATTTGACCGCATCCGCGAAAAGAATGCCGCGAAAGCGCATGGCATGCCGCTCCCGGGGTCGGTCACATGAGCACCTTTGTCGTCACCCGAGATTACGCCGGCCGTCCGTGTCACGCACTTTGCGCGGAGCCGCCCCGCTTGACCAAAGAGGCGCGGCGCGAGGTCGTTGTCGCGCTGACGTTGAGCCCGATCGGCGAGCGGCTGACGTTCCGCGAGTTGATCGCCTGCTATGAGGCGGATGGCTTCCGCGGAGCATTGACCGCGCGGTGCGTGGTGGAGCGTTTGGTTTAGAGGAGAGACGATATGTCTAAAATCACCGCGCGGTTTGTTGGGGCATGGTTTGGACTTTGGGCGGTATTGGGCCCGGTGTCTTTCGGCTTGCTTCTCTGGGTCTTAACCCGTTAGGGAGCGCGCTGCTATAATTTGCCCAACATGCCTTGGTGCCGGTGCGCAGCTTGCGGGTAACGCCGCGGGCGCGACGTGCGGCAAATGCGGCGGGTCCGGCGCGTTGCCCGACGCGGGGCTTGTCGTGGGCGGCACATACCGTAGCCGGGGTGGCGACGAAGCGGTAGTGCTCGGCGCGCGTGAGGACACTATCCGTAGCGCGCTGTCCGGCCTCGACATACCCTGCCCGACGTACTACGGCGTGCTGGGGACCGGGCGCGTCACAACTTGGGAACCCGACGGTTTTTGCCGTTGGGATAGACAACCCACCCCGCACGACCTACTATTGACCAAACTGTCAGACTCGCAAGAGGTTGCCCGATGACCCCGCCGCCCGACCCGCCTCGCCCCGCACCAAGACGCCCCGTTGCCGCCACACAGTGCGAAATTGCGCTATTACGGCTTAAGGCTTTCGAGCTGCTTAACGGGTATGACCCCCATTCTAGGGCGGGAGCACCCACAACATTTAATCTCGAAGGTCGTAAAGACGCGGCGCTTGCTTTGGCCGAATGGGCTCTTAAGGATAGCGACCGATGACTCGCCCCCGCCTACTCGCCACCGATCGTAAGGCCCAAATCTTGGAGTCAGCCCTGCTTTATGCGGTCGCCAACAATTTCGCGCAAATCACCTTTGCGGCGGTTGGTCGCTTGAGCGGCTGCGGCCGTACGACGGTTATCTATCACTTCCATTCTATCGTGCGACTGCGGTCCGCTGTGATGCGACTCGCCGTCAAACGCGGTGTGTTCAAGGTCGTTGCGGAAGGGCTTGTCGCGCGGCACAGTGCGGCCCTGGCCGCGCCGGACGATCTTAAAGCGCGGGCGTTGGCGTCGCTTCGGTCATAGCATCTTGCGGGGATACCTGGGGTATGTGGCAACTGCCGCCCGCATTGTCTGCGTTCGGGGCTTATAGGCGATTTATTGTCTATCAAGCCGTGCCGAGCACGACGCGCGCCGGCAAAACCGACAAATTCCCAATCGACTACCGCACGGGGCGCAAGGGCGACTCGCAGGACCCCGCAATTTGGCTGACGTGGCAAGAGGCCGCGGCATATGCCGAAGTGTTTGGCCCCGCGTTTGGCGTCGGCTTTGTCTTCACGCGCGAGGTCGGGCTATTTTTCATAGACCTTGACAATTGCCTACGCGACCCGGCGCACCGTGAGCTGGGATGGAATGATACGGCCCTAGCATTGCTTGCGCAGTTTACCGGCGCAGCGGTTGAAGTGTCGCTATCGGGCGAGGGGCTCCATATTTTTGGCCGCGGCCATGCCCCCGAGCCGCGGCGTAAGAAGTCTGCGGACCCTGCTTTCGCTTTTGATCTTTATACGGAGGGCCGCTTTGTTGCACTCACGGGTTGGAATGCTCTAGGCGACGCGGCAACCGACCACACCGCCGCGCTCACTGATATAACCGCACGCTATCTGCATCGTGACGCGGCCGCGATTGTAGAGGGTGACGGCCCATGCGCTGAATGGAACGGCCCGGCCGACGATGTGGAGTTACTGCGACGTGCGCTCAAGTCCCGCGGCGTCGGTGCGGTCTTTGGTGGCAAAGCCTCCTTTGCGGACCTTTGGGATAATAACGTGCCCGCGCTTGCCGCGGCTTTCCCTGACGATCATGGCCGCGCGGACTATGACGAATCGCGCGCCGACGCCGCCCTTGCCCAACACCTAGCTTTTTGGACGGGCAAGGATTGTGAGCGCATTGCCCGGCTTATGCTGCAATCCCAGCTCGTACGTGAAAAATGGGAACGGCCAGACTACCTGCCCCGCACGATCGAAGCCGCCGTAGCGCGGCAGGTCGACGTGCTGCACGACAAGCCCACTGCGTTGCCGGCGGTCGTACCCCCACCCCCGTCGACCCCGGCCGTAGCGCCCCCCAAGGTTGTGAGCGGCGACCGGTACTTGTCCGCCCCGGCGCAAATGAACCTTTTTAAGGGTTGCGTCTATGTGTCGGCACTCCACCGCATCCTTGTGGAAGGCGGCTATCTCCTAAAGCCGGATCAATTCCGCGCCGTCTTTGGCGGCTACTCTTTCCCGATGGACCCCGCCAACGAGCGGGTCGTACGGGATGCATACGAAGCCTTTACTCAGTCACAATGCTTTAGGTTCCCACAAGCCGACTCGGTTTGCTTCCGCCCCGAGCTGCCGGCGGGGGTCATCATCCAAGAGGGCGGCGCGCGCCTCGCAAATGTGTGGTGGCCGATCGACACGCCGCAAGCTGACGGCGACGCCGGGCCGTTCCTGCGGCACATGGAAAAGCTCTTTCCGATTGACAGCGACCGCGCCGCAATTCTCGCTTACATGGCCGCGCTCGTGCAAAACCCCGGGCGCAAATTCCAATGGGCGCCGGTCATCATCGGCGCGGAAGGCAACGGCAAGACGCTACTTGCGACGGCGCTTACGCATGCGGTCGGGGAGCGCTACAGTCACACGCCAAATACAAAAGACCTAGGCGACAACGGCCTTAAATTCACCGGATGGTTGGCAAGCAAGCTCTTGGTGGTGTTTGAAGAGATTTACACCGCGGAGCGTCGCGAGGTCCTGGAGGGCCTTAAGCCCCTCGTGACCAACTTACGGGTGGAAATCCAGGGCAAAGGGCAAGACCAAGTCACGGGCGATAACCGCGCCAACCTCATATTTTTTAGCAACCATAAGGACGCGGTGCCCTCGCACCCCGACGCGCGGCGCTATGCGATTTTTTACACCGCGCAGCAAAACGCGGAGGATATGGACCGCGACGGATTGACCGGGGGCTACTTCCCCGACCTTTGGGACTGGTTCGAAGGGCGCAACGCCTATGCGGGCGGCCCGTCCGGCAAGGCGATCGTCAACGGATACTTGCGGTCCTACGCGATACCCGACGCACTCAACCCCGCTACGCAATGCCAGCGCGCGCCCGCCACGTCTAGCACTGCCGAGGCCGTGCGCCTGTCGCTCGGAACGATCGAACAAGAGGTACTAGAGGCCGTGGCGCAAGAGACGCCCGGATTTGCCGGCGGGTTTATCAGTTCCCTTGCGATGACAAAGCTAGTCGAACGCCTCAAATTTGAGCGCCGCATGCCGCCGCGCCGTCGCCATGAGCTGCTAATCGGGCTTGGATACGAGCCGCACCCGGCATTGCCTGACGGCCGGGTCAACACGGTCGTTATGCCGGATGTGGGCAGGCCGCGGCTTTACGTCAAAAAAGGGTCGTTGCTCTTAAATTTAACGTCAGGGGCCACGGTGCAAGAAGCTTACGAGCGCGCGCAAACCAAGACTGTGACGCGCGGCGCGGCTTTTATTTCCCCGGCCTCTTGACGCTTCGGTCAATAGGGTGCTAAAAATGCTTACGCTCTTAAAAAGGACCGCCGTCGTGCTCCATTTCCGCCCGCTTACAAAAGTTGTTGCCGCGCTGCGTTGGCGCCGCCAGCCGCTTCTGGTTCATGTGGACGACTCGGGGATGATTATCAACGTCGGCCCCGCCGAAGGATATGCAACGCGGCGCGACCTACGCGCCTGGAGGAACAGGTAATGGGACCCTGGGTTACGTACACTTGCGAAGGCGGCCGGTATTGGCGGGTTATCCGGCGAAATCCTATATGGGTTGGCGGCATTGAAGTGCTTCGCACCCACACCGGTCGCGCCCGTTGGTTTATGACATACGAGGCCGCTAGAAAGGCCGCCCGTAAAGCAAACGCAAAGGCCAAACCATGACCCGCACCGACCGCAGTTTGACGCCCGAGCAAGAAGCCGACTTTTTTGCCGGTCGTCCGGTGCCGCCACTACGTCGTCGCAATAGCGGGTACTTTTGGCCCTTGTTCTTTTGGGCGCTGGCGGTCGCGCTATACGCACATGTCCGCGCTTTTTAATTGGTGCCGCCGCACCTGGCGCGCCGCAACCTCGGGAGAATGCAAGCCTATGCCCTCTATCACGATCACACTGCCCCTGGACCCGAGCGGTTCGGACCTACGCAAGGCGCGCGAGTTGCTCGCCTTCTTGCGCTCACTCAGTCAAGACCCGTCGGCGCGCTCGGCCAGTACCGCGGACGTTGACGATGATGACGGCGAGGATGCCCCGGCCGTCGCGGGCTTTGCGCCGCCGGTTGCGTCGGTCAACGCCCACGCCAGCGCGGCGCTGCACGAGGCTCTTGCCGTGTCCGCCTCGCCGGTCGTAATGCCGCCCGCGGCGGACAATGGCGCAGTCATGGGTGCCGTTGACTCCACCGGCCTGCCCTGGGATGCGCGCATTCACGCCAGCAACCGCAGCACCAATGCCGACGGCTCGTGGCGCCGCAAGCGCAACCTGGACGACGCGACGTACGCCGCCGTCGTTGCCGAGCTGCGCGGCGCCAAGACCGTGTCGCCCCCCGCCCCGATGGTCGCGGCTACTCTCGCGCCACCTCCGCCGCCCCCGGTCCCGGTTGCCCCGCCAGCGCCCCCGCCGCCCGCCGCGTCCGGCAAGTCAAAGTTTGTGGTCTTTATGGAGTCGTACGTGCAGCCCGGCCTTGTCGCGGGCAAATTTAAGCGCGAGCAACTCAACGAGGCGGCGGTCGCGGTCGGCCTGCAAAACCTCGTGGGCCTCAGTATCCGGCCCGATCTTGTGCCCGCCGCGACGACCTACCTTGACGCCATTGTTGGCGGTCAAGACGCCGCGACGGCCGCCGTCCTCGCGCAATCCATGATCGGTTAAGCCTATGAGCGCCGCCCAACACGCTCCGTTGCCCCCCAGCGCCGCCGCGCGCTGGGGTGGCCAGTGCGCCGCCTCTGCTGCCCTTGAGGCGCGGTACGCTGACTTTGGCGCCGACACGCACGCCAGCGCCCGGGAATGGGGGGACGCGGCGCATTGGCTGGCGGCCGGGTGCTTACGTGCGGACGGCATACCGTCGCGGGGCGCGATCGGGGAGACTGCCACCCCCAACGGCGTCGTCATTGACGATGAAATGGTCGAAGCCGTCGACCTTTACGTGTCCGACGTGCTGGCCAAGCTCGCCGAAGTCGGCGTGTCGCTGGCCGATTGTCACATTGAAAGCCGCCTGGACCCGACCGGCATAATCCACCCCGACAATTGGGGGACGGCGGACCTTTGGGTTTTTGTGTGGCGCGGGCCGACCGCTGGGCTGTTGCTGCTTTGGGACTTCAAGGGCGGCCATCGCTTTGTCGACGCCTACCTGAATTGGCAGCTTATCAATTACGCCGCGCTAATCCTTGGGCGCAAAGAATTTGCCCACCTGGACCACCGGCAGGTGCAAGTCGTGATGACCGTCGTACAGCCGCGCAATTACGCCCCGGTCGGGCCGGTGCGGCGTTGGGCGACAACGGCCGTTGACCTTGCCGGGTACTGGCAGGACTTGCGCGATGCCGCGGCCGAAGCCCGGGGGCCGTCGCCACGCACGCAAGTCGGGCCGGAATGCGCCGACTGCAAAGGCCGCCACATATGTCCGGCTCTCGCCCGTGCGGCAGACAGTGCCGCCGACGTGGCGGGTGACGCCGCGCCTGTCGAGTTGCCGCCCGACGCGCTCGGGATTGAATTGCGCATCTTGCGCCGCGCCAAAGACCTACTCGACGCGCGAGTCGACGGCCTGGAAACCCAAGCCCTCGCGTTGATTAAAGCGGGCAAATCAATTCCGTTCTTTAAGGCCGAAGCGTCACCGGGCCGGGAGTGGTGGAGCGGCGACACCGCCGAAGTCATCGCGCTCGGGGCCGCGCTTGGGTTACCGATCGCCAAGCCGCCCACGCCGATCACACCGGGGCAAGCGCGCAAAGCGGGCATGGACGCTGCTATCGTCGCCGCCTATTCCGCCCGCACGCCGGGCGCCGTCAAAATTGTACCCGCCGACAGCGCTGTCGCTGCCAAAGTTTTCACCGCAACCCCCGGAGCTTAAAGCACCATGACCCCCGAACAGCGAGAGTCATTCACGCAGGCGGCTCGCCCGCTGATCGAATGGCTTAACCAAAACGGCCACCCGCATTACACCGTAGTGGTGACCCCCACGAATGCCGAGCTTCTTGAAGGGCGAATCTCTACGGGTCCAATCCTCGACTACGTGCGCGACTAAGCGCATTCCCCACCGCAACCCCTGGAGCTTAAAGCACCATGACCTCACTAAACCTTACGCTGCCCGTTGGACGTGTCGTCCAGGGGTCACTTTACACCGCCAACGACAAAGACTTCGACGGCAACCCCCTCGTGGTCAAGCGCGGGCCGAACGCCGGCAAACCGACCGTGCAATACTTCTTTGCCATCGCCATCCCGAAAGGCCCCGAGCGTACGTGGTTCGAAACGGCCTGGGGTCAAGAAATTCTTAAGGTCGGCGCTGCGGCGTTCCCGTCGCAGCACCAGCACCCGGACTTTTCTTGGAAAGTCGCGGACGGCGACTCGGCTGTGCCCAACAAGCGCGGCGGCAAGAATTGCGACAAAGAGGGATTACCAGGCCATTGGATTGTCAAGCTGTCATCCGGCTTCGCGCCCAAGACGTACCGCAGCGTTGACGGCGGCAAGTCGTGGCAATCGATCGTGGAACCCGAGTTTATCAAATGCGGCTATTTCGTGCAGGTCAACGTCACGGTTGACGGCAACGGCCAGTCGGGCAACCCGGGCGTCTATCTCAACCACAACCTCGTGGCGTTCAACAACTTCGGCCCCGAGATTGTGCAGGGGCCGGACCCGGACGCCGTCGGCTTTGCTGCCCCGGTCGCTGCCGCCAACGCCGCGCCGCCCGCAATGCCGATGCCGTCGGCCCCGGTCGTGCCGCCCGTAGCGATGCCCAACGTCGCTACGCCGCCCGCCATCCCCGTCACGCCTAACCCCGGCATTCTCGACGTGCCTGCCGTCCCGGGTGTGCCGGCCGTCGCCCCGCCGCCTCCCGCGGCTCCGGTGCATCGGATGACCGCGGCGGCGGGCGGCGTGTCGTACGAGGCGTACATTACCGCCGGGTGGAATGACGCCTTGCTCGTGCAACACGGAAAGATGGAAGCCTAAAATGTCAGAGGTCAGGCCGCTAGAAGTGCAGGATTTATTTTTGGCCCTAGCGGCCTGCCCGATGACGGCGCAAGTGTGGGTTGGCGTGCCCGACTGCGACGCCCAAAGCCCAGTACTGTCCCTGGACCCCTATGCGGGGCCGGGCGTGCGGTTGGAAATGGGTCCGGTCTATGACCCCGATGACGACCAACCGGCGGCGGTTATCTTAAAAAAAATTCGGGCTGCGGTAAAAGCGTTCAAGCGCGGCAGTCTCTACGTCGACAAAACAACCGGCGCGGTCCATATGGTGACGCAGTCTGAGGTCCGCGACTTTGCCGCGAAACTGGACCACATCCTTGCGATTGATGAAAGCGGCAAGTGATCCCGCCCCCGCCGTCCCTTGAGTCCCTGCCGTACGGAACGCAGCTCGTAGCAGGCTGCGGCGTGTCAACCGTCATTGCCGACATGGATTTTGAGACGTACTGCGAGGCCGGGTTTGTCTGGGACCCGACGGGCGGCAAGCTCGAGCTCGGCTCCTGGGGCCTCTTGCACGGCGCGCGATTTAAGGGCCTGTCGACGGTCGGTGCCGCCGCGTATGCCGAGCACCCAACGTGCGAGGTTCTATGCCTCGCCTACGATCTAAAGGACGGCCGCGGCCGGCGGCATTGGCGCCCAGGTCTGCCGCCGCCCACCGAGCTATTCGAGCACCTGGCCGCCGGCCGCCTCATTGAGGCGCACAACGCCGCGTTTGAGGCGTGGGTGTGGTCGCGGGTTTGCGTGCCGCGCTACGGCTGGCCGCCGCTCCAGCTTGGGCAGGTGCGTGACAGCATGGCAAAGGCCCGCGCCCACGCACTCCCGGGCGCGCTGGGGGACTTGTCATCCGTCTTGGACCTCGAGCACGGTAAGGACCGGGCGGGCTCTGCGTTGCTCGGGGTCTTTAGCGTTCCGCGCAATCCAACCAAGACCGACCCGCGCCGTCGCATCACGCCCGCGGAAGACCCTGACCGCGCCGCGCGGCTCTACGCCTACAATGACCGCGACATTGTGGCCGAAGCCGAAGCGTCGTCACGCTGCCCCGATCTTAGCCCGACCGAGCTGGCCTATTGGCAAGACGATTGGGAAATTAACATGCGCGGCGTTGCGGTCGACCATGAGGGCGTCGCCGCGTGCGTTGCGATTATTGAGCAAGCCTACGAGCGATATAACGCGGAGCTGCGGCAGGTGACCGGCGGCGCCATTGAGCAAGCGTCCCAAGTCGAACGGCTCAAGGGCTGGTTGCACGGTCGCGGCGTCCACACCGACCCACTGGACGAAGAGGGATTGGACGAAGTCCTAAAGCTCCCCGGGCTCCCCGGCGACTGCCGCCGCGCCCTGGAAATACGCCAGCTTATCGGAAGCGCCGCGGTCAAAAAGCTCTACGCGCTCGCCAACCAAATGACGGCCGCGGGCCGCGTTCACGACCTTTTTAGCTACCATTCGGCCCGCACGGGGCGGGCCGCCGGCAACGGCCCCCAGCCGCAAAACCTGCCCAACAGCGGCCCGGCGGTTTACCAGTGCCACGCTTGCGGCCATTGGTTCGGCGCGGGCGACCCGAACGATTGCGAGCCGCATTGCCCATGGTGCGGTCAGCTCGTTCCCCTCGACCGATTAAAGCCTCTGGAATGGAGCGCCGACGCCGCCATGGACGCACTGACGATCATCGCCATGCGGTTGCTGCCGTTGGTTGAAATGTACTTCGGTAACGCAGTCGCGGCCGTCTCGGGGTGCTTACGCGCCCTTTTCGTGGCCGCCCTCGGGCACGACCTAATTTGCAGCGACTACAACGCGATTGAAGCGGTCGTACTGGCCGCGCTGGCCGGTTGCCAATGGCGGCTAGACGTGTTTGCCACGCACGGCAAGATTTACGAGGCCAGCGCGTCGGCAATTTCCGGCATTCCGCTTGCGGATTTTCTAGCCTACCGCAAAGAGCACGGCGCGCACCATCCGCTGCGTAAGAAGCTCGGCAAGGTGGCGGAATTGGCGTCGGGTTATCAGGGTTGGATAGGCGCCTGGAAAAACTTTGGCGCCGATGAGTACTTTACCGATGATGAAATTAAGTCCCATATTTTAGCGTGGCGCGCGGCGTCGCCCGAGATTGTCGAATTTTGGGGCGGCCAGCACCGCGGCAAGCCGTGGCAAGCGGGCTATCGGGCGGAGTACTTCGGTGTGGAAGGCGCGGCAATTCAAGCCGTATTACGCCCGGGCGAGACGTTCGCCTATCGCGATGTTGCCTACTTTATGCGTGGCGACGCGCTCTATTGTCGCCTGCCGTCCGGCCGGCTGCTCACGTACCACCACCCGCGCCTAACCGTCAGCTCGCGCGCGGAGGATGAATACGCGCTGTCCTTTGAGGGTTGGAACACCAACCCCAAAATGGGACCGATCGGCTGGCAAACCATGTGGACCTACGGCGGCAAGCTGACGGAAAATATCGTGCAGGCTGTCGCGCGGGACATTCTGTACGACGCCAAGCTGCGGCTACGCAACGCGGGATACCGAGTCGTCCTGCACGTCCATGACGAGGTCGTGTGCGAGCAACCCGAGGGCTGGGGATCGGTAGAAGAGGTTGAACGGCTTATGATGGTGCGCCCATCGTGGGCGTCGACGTGGCCCATAAAAGCGTCGGGCGGTTGGCGCGGCAAGCGATACCGGAAGGACTAAAAGTAACTATTGACACTTAGGTCAGTAGGCGTAGAGTGCCGTCATCAAACGAGGACGCCACGCTATGAGGTTTACTTCTCGGGAACTGGTAACACTGGAAGAGGCCCTGCGCGACATGGTGCAGACATCCGAAGTGCAGAAACTGCTAGCACGGGTTTTGCGCGAAAAGCCTCGCAAGCTGATGAGCGTAATCCCCAATCGTACCCCACGGGTCGCCACGCCATGACTGACATCGGATTTACCGGAACGCAAAACGGCATGACGTGGGGGCAGCGCTCCCGGCTTGCGGATAAGCTGTCGCACTACGCGATCGGCACGCGGTTCCATCACGGGTGTTGCATCGGTGCGGACGCGGGCGCGCACATTATCGCCCGCGGATACCGCTACTACATCATCCTGCACCCGCCTCTAAACCCCGCAAAGCGTGCGTATTGTAATGGCGCGGACGAAGAGCGGGAGCCCCTGGAATATCTCGCCCGCAACCACGCCATCGTAAACGAGTGCGGCCTACTCATTGCGGCCCCAAAATCCCCGGTCGAAGAGCTGCGGTCGGGAACGTGGGCGACGGTGCGTTACGCTCGGAAGCGGGGCGTTCCCATATGGTTCGTCCTCCCCGACGGGACGGCACGGGCCGGGTAAAAACAAAAGCCCCCAGCGAGCTAGTCACCGGGGGCTTAAGGGTCTTGGGGTGTTCCGGGGGGTGGAACGTAGGTACTTTACCCCCTACCGGGCCGCTCGGCAAGAGGCCCGCAGCGCCCCATAGTCCTTGACCGCGCCGACGATCACCTGCCAGCCCGTGGGCTTGACCCGTGCCAACTCTGTGACCGCCGCCGCAAGGTCGGCCTGTTGTGCCGCGTTATACTCGACATACGCCGCGCACGGGGCTGGGCCGGGCGCCGCAGCTGGCGGCGTCGTGCTGGGGAAAGATACGCAGCCCCCGAGCACGAACGCCGCCAGCACGCACGCGCCGCCCACACGCATTAGAACTGCCCCGCTTTGGCCGCGGTGACGATATCGGCCGCATCGGCAGGCGTCCCCGCTGCGGCGGCCTGCACTGCCGTTGTAAGCGTTTCATGCGAGACGGTGGTCGCCGCGGCATGCTTCTTTTGCCAAACCCCCCAAGCAACCGAGACGACGGCGGCCAGCGCCCCGGCCACGACCCCGAGTTGGTCACCGCTAAGAAGGCCGCCCGCGCCAACCATGGCGAGGATAGACCGAATAAGGCCACCGACAATTGCTTGGTTTTCCGGGCTCATGGCTGGTTATTCCTTGAGAGCATTGCCGGCAATGACCTTGAGGGTATTGACGGCCGCCTCGGTCAAGAGGTTGACGAACGCGCCAAAGCCGTCCGCCATGATATCGTGGCCGACGCCTTCAAGGTGTTGTGTGAGGTCGCCCACGACTTGGCTGCGCTTTTCGGCGCCGCTGAGTAGGTCGGGGTTGTTGGCCGCGGCCTGGACAAAGCCGAGCGCGACGGGGAGATACTTTTTCACGAGCGCGTCGAAATCGACGGCGGCGTGTTCGGCAGCAGCGGTAATGACGATTCCGAGGCCCGACAGAATGCCGGACACCACTTCGTTAAGGTAGGCCAAAATCCGTTTGAACATTGGGCGTAGTCCTTTTAGAGAGCGGCCAGCATACCCCCGTCCGGCGGCTACTTCAAATGCAGAAGAAACGACGCCACGATAGCTCCCGCCCCGCCGACCATGGCCGATAACCCGTTGCGCACCGCGCCGGCCCACCGGTCCTTGCGGGAATCAATGGCTTTTTCAGTCGCTTGGTCGGTCGCAGTTTTTTTTGGAGCAATTCGGTTAACTCTTCAAACCGACGGGAATTTGTAGCCTCGAATGAATCAAAGCGTTTATTGAGATGGTCCAGGCTGGCGACAATCCCCGTCACCCGCCCCTCTATCCGCCCGAGGTCGCGCTGCGTATCTCCCTCAGTGCCCATCGTCGCTCCAGTGTGGCGGGTCGGAGGTTAATTTTACAACACCATACCCGGCGCCAACCGCGACTAAAAGGGGGTGCGCGCCTCGCCCGGGACCGGTAAGCCCAATTGTCGCACCATCGGCTTTCTGCACCCACACCTTGCCGGTCCAAGCCAGAGACATGTCAATCGCCCGCCCCTGAATGTGGCGGCTCGTAAGCGACGGGGGGAACACGATCATGTAGGCGCCGCACATGGCCCGCGCCGCGCGCACCGCGGCCTTGAGGTCACTGCCATGCGTCCAATCAATCCCGAGCGCTGCGGCGCTGGCGTCTTGCATTGTGGCCGGGTCGGCCTGCACCCACGGCCCCACTTTGCTTCGGTATCCAGCAATCACGGCTGCGTGGTGCATGAGGTACGCGCGCTCTATTGGCCGCACGGTCGTTTGGATGGTGACGCAAATTCCGGCAGCGTAGAGCGCGGCAAGAAACCGTTGCACGCTGCCGCGGAACGGCTCGGCAAGGTCCGCCACGTTGCGGCTTGTCGGAAACCGCGCGCACCAATCGGGGCCGGAGGGCGTGAGCATCACCAACCCACCCCGAAAACCCACGCACGAGTCTGCACGGTGTAATCCCCCGCATACCGTTGCCGCTGCACGTACACCCCCGCCGCGGCCTTTCCGTACCATTGGTAGGTTTGGTCAATTTGGGTACTTTGGGCCGCAATCTCGGTTGACACCATGGCGGCAAGGCACGCATTCGGAAAGGCCAACGCCCACGGGATAAAATGATAGGGTTCGGAATTGTCCGCGGGGTCCCAGGGGCCAACGGCCCATTTAACGTAGAAAGTACGCGCGACGCCACCCACAACGACCGGAATCGCAACAGACCCCGCGTCCCCAAAGACCGCAACAAAAGCCGATAGTGGCGCGCGTAAAAGGTCCGCCGCAGCCCGCGCCGCGGCTTCGTCACCAAGCGCCCCGGCTAAGTCCCCCTCCGCGCCTTCCGCCCGTGCAATCTCCGCGGCGAGTGCCGCGCTACTCGCGTTGTTGGATTGAAACACAATCCACTTTGTCGCGTCGGTCCCCGGCGTCGCGGTATTGGCGGGGATGAGAGATTGCCACACCTGCCCGTCGGTGTAGAGCACGAGGGCCTTGGCCGCGTAGGCGAAGGGCGCGCCGCCGTTGTCGGCCGCGCTAATCCATTGCGGTGCAAAAAATTCCTGTAACGCCCGCACCGAGTCGGTCACGGCGTGCAGAATGCCGTTGTGGTCGGGGCGTAGAATATCCTTTGCGCTCGGGTCCGTCGCCGGGTCCAATTGGTAGTCGACGCCGAAGCCGCTTTCGTAGCTTACCGAGCCGTCAACGGGAGCCGCGTTGGGCACCGCGTTTTTGTCGCCTGAGGCCGCAAAGGGGGTCTTAAAGTACTTGGTATCCATGGCCTAAACCTCACTGACGATCGTGACGGACGTTGCGGCGGAATGCGGCAGCAAATCATAGAACGAAAAAATGAGCCGTAGCGCGCTGGGGATGACAAAGCCAAAAACGAAAGTCACTGACATATCGTGATTGTCGATCACGTATGCCGGGCCGTAGTCCTTAAAGAGGTACTTTAAGAATCGGTTGGTCTGTGGCACCGTGCAGCGCGCGAAGAGTTGGAAGTACCGCAGCCGCAGTACGAGGCGTTTTTGCTCTAGAGTCAACGGCAAGAGAGCTTGCGCGCCGATGCCAAAATTGGAACCGTGGAAATTTGCCCGATACGGGGAAAAGCCAAAGGTCACTTTGTCCGGCGCGGGGTCCTGGACGATTGAGATTGGAATGCCGAGGATGATCGCCCACACTGCGCAGCCGAAGTCGTTGGCCGTGCGCAAGTCAAAAACGTCCCGCACCCAATCATTCCAAAAGCCTGTAAAATTGGCGTCATACCACGCCTGCTTAGCCTCAAGCAGCGCCTGCAAATTGGGCGCGCTGTTGTGGCGCCACAAGAGTGCTTGCAGGAGGTTAACCGAAAAATCTATGGGCTGATTTTTCACGTCACCAAATCCACCGTTATGTGCGCCGCGGCGATAGACGCTTGTTCATTGAGTGCAAGGGCGATCTCAACGGCCACCCAAGCAACGTCCGTAACCTTTTTAACCTCTAATTTTTTCACGTAGAGGCCCGAGACTTGACCCGTGATCGCCCCGGAAATTTCAAAGGGCGACACGCTTAGCCCGACCTTAAAGCCATCCATCCCAGAGATGCCGCCCGCGGCGTAAAGCAACACCGCATTTTTAACCGCAAGGGTCGGGTCGGTTGAGGACGTGGAGGACTTGACCGTCGCGCGCACCTGCATAGGAACGTCGTCGGGCCGATCAAAGGACACCGTGTAGCTCTGCCCGCTGGCGGGCTCCACAATCGTCACGTCCGTTGCGCCATTCCAGGCCGCGCCGTCGCTCTTATTTTCAAGCAACGCAGCGGCCACGTCGGCGTCGGTCCCGCCGTCGACGCACGCCCAAACCGACTTAGGCGCGAGGGTTATGCCGTCAATAATTTGCTCGGTCGGCGCTTGGTTGGTGCGGTATTGCAGCGACCGCACGCCCGGCACGGCGCGCACGCCGGACATGACCGCGGCGTCGCTAGACGTGCCCTGTAGCCCGAGCGTTTCAGCCCGCAAGGTGCGCAGCGCTTCGTCGGATAGCTCATCCGTCCCCAGCGTGGCCGCCGTCGGGTTGTCGATCGTTTCCCAGCCTAAGACCGGCGTGACGATCGTGGTCAGTGCGTGCGCTGCGCACGGGACCGCGCCAATTTCAACCGCCTGGAAGTCGACAACCGCAAGGCCGCTATCGTCCAGGGTCACATCGGCAACACTCTGGAAAAGTGCACCCCCGGCGCTGGCCTGCGACCCGGTGGGGATGATACGAGTTGCCACGCCGGCAAGCTGCACGCCGGGCACGACGCTATGGGTGCCCGCCTCGGGCTCAAGGCCCGTCAGCGCGCAAAGTGCCAAAAGGAACACGCCGCCCGATTCGTTCGGGTTGATTTGGTTGGCCACAACGGCGTTGTTTGTCACCATCTTTTCGCGGGCGAGAGTTTCCGAAACCATCTGCGCACCTTGGGGCGTCTCAGGGTTGTCAGAGAGGTCGTCGCCCCCGAGGCCCGGCAAAGCGCGCCATTCAGCCACAACGTCGCTCTTAATCGTGGCCGTGTCCGGCACAATGACGCCCGAGGTCGTGACGTACCCGTAATCAGCCATCGATCGTACCCGTCCCGTAAATCGTCTCAATTTCCGCGGTGTAGTGCATAACGTGCGCCGCCCGGGTAATCGTGAAGCTTTTGACCGATACGACGCCCGCAATCGTCGCCAATAGCGCGCGGGCGGTCGCTTCAAATTGCGCCGGTAACCAGGCGCTCCACACCGTCGCGTCGGTCGGTACCCCGCGCGTGAGGTCAAGCACACACTCCCCGAATTGCGTTTGCATCGATGCCCGGCAAAGCGTGAGCACGGCCATAAGCCCGGTCACTACGGCAAGGTTGCCCGAACGATCCAGGTAGAGATCATTGTTGCGCGTTTCGCCAAGGGTTGTCACGGTCATACGGGTTTACCCGTGTTGGCGCCGCCAGCCGTCACGCCGGAATGCACATGGTCCTTGAGCGACTTGCCGCCGCCCACGCAGTCGGTCGTTCCGGTCACGGTGCCCTGCACCTGGAGGTTCCCCGACATTGTAACCGTTGGGGTAACAATCTCAACCTTAGTCGGATGCACGACCCGGATTTTGCCCGGGGATAGGGCAATTTTTACCGCGCCGTCGTTGGACTGCCAAACCGCCGCGTCCGCATCGTCGCCGGAAAGCACCCACCGCCGGGCCGCGTCGGGGATGAATACCCCATCCGAAAAGCTTTTGAGCCGGTTGGTGTTGGGGCCACTCTCCCCGTCCGTTTGGAGCACGAGCGATATGTCGCGGTCGCCCGCAAAAATCCATCCCAAATCCCCCGCCTTAATTGGGAAACTCATAACGAAGCCGCCGGCCCCGAGGGTAAAAATGGGCACCTTGGCAATTTGTGGCCGACTCGTCAGCGCCCCGTCGGTCGCCTGCACCATCACGAGCGGCTGCACCGTGGCGTATTCGCGCTTGGCGTCGGCCGCTATCACCCGCGCGGGCAGCATGCCGTCGGTCGACTGCATGAGCTTGCGGAAGGCGCCGCGCAACACCCCGGCCAGCGTGCCAAGGTCCGCGGGGTTTTGGGACGGGTTGGCGTGGCCGCTCATTTCTTACCCCGTGTATGCTTCGGTACCGGATTGGGCCGTACGATTGCGCCACCGTCGCTTCGGCGGGAGCATTCTGCAATCCAGTAGAAGGGGGTTGACCGGGTCGACACACTCCACTCGAGTTTGTAAATCGTGTAGTTGCCGTTGAGCGCCGGGTAAAGCGCGCTTTCGATCCGCAGCGCCCCGCCAAGCTTGCTTTGGTTGTCCAGGAGATAAAGCACCTTAACGCCGTGCTCGGTCGGCTCGGGGGTTCCGATCATACCCGACGCCGCGTTAAGGACCCGCATTTGCCCCTTAAGCGGCACGCCGCGGTTTTTGACGACTAGCGCTCCGTCGTCCACATAGGCGTCGTAATTGCCCGCGTCTTCCAACCTGGGCACCTGCCCGAGCGCGCTGCCAGCGTGGCAGTAGTTGGACACACTGCAGTCGTCGCCCTCAAAGTTGAGCGACAGGCTGTTGTCGGATGCCACGCCGCGGGCAATGTCCGAAAGCTTGCTTACGCCCGGCCGGCTCACGCTGACGATTTTGCCCTTTTGGTACGCGCCCGTTTGGCACTTGAGGGTCAGCCCAATGTCCGGCGGCTGCGTTAGGGTGCAGGTCGTTATGTTGCCTTCGTAGAGTTTGGAAAGCCCCGTCGACACGCGGCCCGCTTCCAAAATCAGCTTTTTGGGCGTGCGGTTTTTATTGAACGGGGGGCACTCGGTGAGCAGGTAGTCGCGGTCGGATTTGGAGAGGTTAAAAATTTTAACCTCTGCCTCATTTTGAAGCGGGCTCGCAAATTTGCATCCCGTCGATTCAATTTGAAGCGCCGGGCCGACGCCGTCCGCCTCGGCGTTGTAGACCTTGAGCTGGCCGTTAATTTCCAGGGACAGGCGGACGAGTCGAAGATCAAGCGAGGCCATTGCGGATAGCCCCAATCTCCGCGGTCGTCGCAAAAATCAGTGTTTGCGTCGCCCCGAATTGGTCGTAGTACGGCAGGTCGCCGCCTTGCGTGAGAATAGCAAAGTTGCCGTATTCGCCCTCAAGTGAAACGAACGGCAAGATCGGGCGGCCCGCAACGACGCGTTTGCCCTGCACGACCACGTCGCCCGCGCGAGAGATATCTGCAGCCATGCAACCGCCAACGTCGCGAAGGGTAATATCGTAAAGGATACCATCCAACACGACGGTAAGTTGCTGGTTTGGGATTGCCTGAAGCGCGATTGTCTGCATTACCCACCCCACCCCAGGCCCTTAAAAAGATCGTGCGCAGCTGACGACTGTGGCGGTGTAGCAGGCGCGGGCTGCTTCTGGCCGGTCTTTACGGTCGACGCGTGGCGCTTCGTTTTGACCTTGGCCGCGGGCAGTTGCTGGTATTGCGCCTCGACAAGCGGAATCTCTTTGAGCCGCAGTGAGATTGCCACGGTGTCAAACAGATCGGCCGTCTCTTCGCGCGGCAAAGCCAATATGTACATATCTTTATATGTGTCGACACGCGTGCAAACCGTGAGCGACGACGTACCCGTAAACGCCGCTTTGATTTGCTGGTATGTGCTTTGGTAATCCTCGGGGTCCAGGATGACCGAAAGCTCAATTTCTACCGGCAAGAAAATGCGGTGGTCGCCGATCGTCGCGCCGGACTCTAGCGGGTGCTCGGGGAATTTGGCGCTCGGCTTTACCGCCGCTTTGACCGCGCGGGCATTGGCGAAAAGCTGCGTTTGCGAATCGTTATAGACGCCTACGACATCGGTTGTCATCCGCGCACCCCGTCGTCAAAGTGGTCGGTGGCCTGACGGAGTTGGTCGGCTAGGGTGTTGTTGACCGCGTCGCTCACGCCTTGGGGGTCGGTTGCTTGCGTGTTGACGGTCACACCGCCCACGTCGACGCGGACGCTGCGGCTTTGTGCGCCGGCCGTAAGTGCCCCGGCGAAGGCGGGAGAGGACGCGCTAAACGGCGTCGTGTTGGCTGTCGTAAGCGCAGATTGCCCGGCGCGGACGCCCGCGGTTACGTGTGCGTAGTCCATGCCGCCGCTCAAGTCGAGGCGAGGCATTCCCTTTTCAAGTTGCTTCGCGGTCCAGGAAAACGCATCGGACACCGCGCCGATGATCTTGCCCAGGTGCTCAAAAAGCCAAATCACCGGGCGGAAGACCGTTAGGATTACGTCGGCCGCCAGCTTGAACGCAGGCGCAAGAAGCCGCACGGCCCCCGCCACCATGTTGATAATCGGCACGGCCACAAGCAACCCCACGTCCCAGGCCAGCCGCATGAAATTGCCGATCGCCGGGAACACGACGCCAGCGATGCCCTGCAACCATTCGAAAATACTGCCGATCGTGCGGACTAGGTAATGGATATACTCTCCAATCCACGGCCATTTCGCGGCAAGGTCCCCGATTAGGGACTGGTTTCCCGCAAGGAAATTTTGCACGTCATCATAGAGTAGCGCGAAAGCCGCCCCGAGCGCGGCGACAGGAATCACGACGGCCAGAATTGGCGCGAGCAAAGCCCACGTGGCCGCCGCCGCGGCGACAATCGACGGGGTGTAGAAGACTGCCACGGCGGTACCGACGCCCACAAAGAAGCCGATTGCAAGCCCGCGGTGCTTGTCGAGATACTCAATCCAGCCCTTGACAGACAGAAGCGCGGCGGAGATAGCGGGCAACACGGCGGACCCGATCTTGCGCGCCATGTCCCCGAGGCTGTCCTCTAGCTCAAGGTTGGCGATGCGCCACTCTTCGGCTTTGCGCGCGTCCTCTTCGCTCGCAACCCCGTTCTTTTTAATCTCTTCCAAAAGCTCGCTAACGCCGTCTTTGCCCTTGCGCAAAAGCAATAGCAAGCCGTCGCTGATACCGAGTTTTTCGGCATAGCCCGCGCTCTTTTGGGCGCCGTATTCCTTGAATTTGTTGGCGATCAATCCGAGTAAATCGGGCAACGGCCGCATTCTGCCGTGTACGTCGGTCGCCTTAATTTTCATTTCCTCAAAGAACGGGAGTAACCGGGACTTGCCCGTCGCGTCTACCATTGCAAGGTTTTTATTAAGGAAATCGAGGGATTGCGCAAACTCCCCGCTTTTCCCGCCCGCGATCATCGTTGCGCGGTTCCAAGCGTCGACTTCACCTACAGCCCAGCCGAGACGCTCGGCAGTGCGGCCCAGCTCTGCGTTAAGCTTCGCCTCTTCGGTGACTTTGGACGCAATCTCAAACACGCCGAACGCGGCAAGCGCGGCGACCGCAACGCTCTTGAACGTCTCGACTAGGTGCTCGCCCATCGCCGCGCCCGCGCGGTCGCTGGCATTTAGAGACTCTTCAAGCTTATTGGTGGATTGCTTCGCGTCTTCATTGCCGCGCTTGACCTTGTCCGCGTTGCTCTCGAACATGATAAAAAAGGTTTCGAGCAGCGACGGCATGGTGCGGTTACTTTCTACGCTTTGCGGCCTCTACGGCAAGATACTCATTGACCCGGGGCACCACGATCGACTCCCAAATAAGGAAAGCATCCTCTAGGGTGTATATCGTCCTTAACTCGTGGAGCGAGGCTTTCCCACTTGAGACGATGCAGCCAATGAGTCCGTCAAGATTGACGTAATCAACTGTTTCGCCGTGTCCATGAACCCGCCGAAGAAATCCGAGGTCTTGCCGTTGGAGAAAAAAGAGCAGTTGTACTCCATCATCCCCAATTCAATACGCGCGAGGGTTTCCCAATCGTGCGTATGGTTGTCTACGAGCGCACGCGTGGTCAGCAGCAGCGGCGGCCGGTCGTCCGGTTGGGGAACCCCGACACACGACATGAGCTTAAGCATGGTCGCTTCGCTGACGGCGTAGTCACCAATCTTCGGCAAAATCGAAACGGGATACTTGGCCACAATCTCGCGGCCGAGCACCGCCGGGAATTTGGAAAAGACAAAGGTCCGGGCGACGCCGTCGGGTCCGTCAATTGTCACTTCTTTGGGCTCAAGAAGTGCCATCGGTTGCTATGCCCCCCCGGTGCGGTTGGCGAATTTGAACTTGTAGGACTTGGCTTTCATGCGGCCGGCGCTCGCAACGCTCGGGCCGACCATGCCCGCGGTGATCTTGCCCGGCGTGAGCGTAAGTTGCTTTTCGCTGGGGTAAACCGCGACGACGGTAATCACGTCCTGCGCGCTTTTCTTGCCGGGGCCGACGCGATTAGCCTCAAGCAAAATCGCCATATTTTGATCGTCCTCGCTGCCCGCGATAAGCGCCAACGCAACTTCGATCACTTTGGCCGACGACCACGACACGAGGTCGCCGTTGAGGCCGACCGCAGCGTCCGCAACTTGAATCTCGGGGAGGTCAAAGGGGTCCGCGTCGTCGGCAAATTGCGTCAACGTCACGCCCGCGGGGAACGTGTTGGACGCAAAAACCGTGACGCTTAGGCCGAAGCCGGAAGTGTCAACAACACCGGGGGAAGACATGAGCGGGAGACTCCTTAAATGAGGGCGTGCGTGCCTTCGGCCTTGCGAATAACGTCGTCTTTCGAATATACGAGCGCGTAAACAACTTTCCACTCGGTGCGATTGTCGTCGGTCTGGTACGACTCGAAGCCGATCGTCAGCCAATAGCCAATGGTTTGCACCTGGCGCCAAGCCATATCGTCGCCCGTCAGCTCGCCAACAACGGCAATTTGCAGCGCGGTCAGGTCCTTGCCGACGGACACCGTACCGTTTTTCACGCCGGTTGCGATAACCGGTTGCAACGCGCCGTTGACCAATCCCCGGCCGGTCTTATTGATTGGAATCTCCGGTACGGCGATCATCAAATTCATAAGCGCCGCTGCCGCCGCATCCTTGAACCACATTTCATTCGCATAAATGTTCATGTCGACGGGGGACGTGATGCCGCCCATCATCGTGCCGCGCTGGTAGAACGCGAGAGTGTTGCCCGCCTCTTGCGTCACCCCGAGGTAGTTGACCCGCAACCGGTCATAGGTGTTTGACAACGTCGTGTCCGACACGGTCGGATTTTGACCGGGGAACAACTGGTACATGTAGTTTTGCGTCGCGCCCTTGGCGTTGTAGTCGGTCGCCGCGACAATGCACATGGAGTCCATTTCCGGGAAGTCGCCAGGAAATGCCGTGGCGTCCGCAAGGGTCAAAGCCGTGCCCGGCGTCGCAATAAGGGCCGCGCTCCAGGCCGTCGCGTTGGCCGCGGTAACGGGAACCTCAAACATGAAGCTGACGTTTTGCGCCTCGTTCCAAGCCGCCGCGTCCTCGACATTTTGCAGCGTGAGCGCCGCGGCCCGCGTAAAGCAGAACGACCCGAAATTGTTGGAAGCCGTGACCGACTTGGTAAGCGTGTCGGTGATCGTTTCCGCCGCGATGCCGTCGGACAGCGTAGCGCCCGCGGTCCAACCGAGAGCCGCCGCCGGGCTTTCCGCGCCGTCGTCAACAGCGATCACCGCCGCGCCCGCAAGGCCGCTGACGAACTGGAAGCTGCCGCGCACCGCGTCGAATGTGACGGTTGCGGCTGTCCATCCCGCGCCACTGCCCGCGCCGGCAAGACGGATAGCCGCCTGCACCGTGGCCGCAACGGCGGCTAGGTCGGCGTCCAAGTGTAGGTCGACCGTAACCTCGTGCGTCACCGCGCCCAGCGTGAGGTCAAATTTGCCCGCGGCGATGCCAGTGAAATCCCCCAGCGCGTACGTCCCCTTGAGGCCGTAAATGAGCGGCGCGGTCGCGGCTTGCGCCCAAAACTGAAAGCTGATTCCTTGCGGCCGGCGGTTCTTTTTGGAAATCCAAGAGCCGTAAAATGCCGCGCGCTTGTACTCTTCCGAGGCCGCGCCGAAATAGGCCTTCACGTCCTCAACGAAGGATGCCCCCCGAAACTGCACGACCGTCTCGGTCGGCAGCAACGGGTTGATGCTGAAAACACGGGCGATAAGCTCGCGCGTCGACACGGCCGGGGCGCCTGCTACGGTACTCAGAATGTTCACGTATTTGGAAAAGCTGATTGCCATAGCCGAAAGGCCCCTTTAGGTAGCGCGCCCCAACATACGCCGGGCAGGGTTAGACCGCAACGACTCCGCCGCGCACGTCGTGCGTATGCGGGGTTTCCGTTACTTGAGATTCGCTATAAACAAGCGTAAAGTCAAACGACGGCACCCGCTCGAATTGGTCGCGGTCTAACGCGACGCTGGTCTGCCGTACATCCTGCACCCGAAGGATACCGCAGCCGCCGACGGCCAGCGCCGTCCGGCCCGCGTCGCTCTGCAAAATGTCGGACACCGCGCGCACGAGGTCGCTTGCCGCAGGCGTGGCGGCCAGCCGTATGACGTAATTTGCCACAGTTTCGTTTGCCGCACGCGCCGGGATTGGATAAAGCGCGTTGACTTGAAACGACGCCTCCCATTGCTGCGTTTCGGTGTGGCGCATTACCGCGGGCGGGGCGGCCGGTACCCATTCGTCTTTGCGTGCAAGAAACCCGAAACGCTTAAGCCCCATCGGGGTAAGGATGACCGTAGGCCCCCCGGGCGCGCCCCCGATCCGCGGTTGTTCGCCTTGCTGAGTGCCCACCCCCGCAAAGCCGCGGGCCGTCAGGGCCGGGGCAACGATGCCGGTAAGCAACGCAAAGAGCGCGCGCTCGTTCAAGGCGCCGCCCCCGCCGCGCCAATGTCGACGCAAATCGAGCCCCGCCAGCCGTTGAGCGCGTACCAATCGGTATTTGATTCGACCGAGTAGCGGCGTCCCGCAAAATCCACAACGTCGACGCCGCCGGTCCCGCGCGCCACGTCCTGTAACGGCGTGGAGCAATAGACCATGAGGTAAGACTTTTGGAAGTCGAGGCCAAATTTTTCGTACATCGCGCGCGAGACGGCCTGCACGCTGGCCTTAATTGTGGCCGCGGCGGCGTAGGTCGGAATGAGCACGCCCGCCCCGCCGTCAGTGTTGGACGCCCACGCGTAGCGCACGATGTCAACGGGCGGGATTAAGCGCTGCGCGCGGCTCAAGAGGTTGGATGCGAGCAAGCTCATTTTGCTAGGGGCTCCTGCGGCAAAGTAAACTTCCCCCGCCACGTCGTCCAGGCGCGCGCGACCGCACCGGTTCCGGGGAAAAGGTCCGCCAGGGTATCCTCCGGGCGCGCGGCGACCAATTCAAAGGCCCAATGACAAACCCGCTCCGGTTTCGCCCCTGTCAGGCCCCGCTTAAGGGTGATGCTTTCCTGAATCCAGTCCCGCAAGGGGACCATACGTTTGCTGACGACCGGCTTGCGGGCGGGTTTGATAATGACTGGCTCCCACGCGTACCCGACTGGAACGTTTTTCTTAAAAGCAGCAAACCCCTTAACCCACGTACACCACCGAGCGCCGGTCTTTTCAACAAGGGGCGCAAGCACCGCCATTGACCGCGGGGTTGCCGAAGCGTGAAGCACCCACCCGTCATACTCGGATTGCAACCGATCGATTAGCAAAGCGTGGTCAACTTCACCCGCAAAATCCGCGTGGTCGCGGTAAAGGTGGGCGCATCCGATGTACGGCGGGTCCGCGTATGCGAGCAGGCTCATTTTGCACCCTTCACGTCGACGCGGTTCGACACCGAGCCTAAAAGCTCCCCGGTGTCCACAAGGGGCTTTGCGACGGTCAAGGATACGACGCGGCCTTGCTTCTTACCTACCAAGCGCGCTTTGACCGTGTCGACCTTGAGCGGCGGTTGCGTGACCTTGGAAATATGCTTGCGGATATCGCCCGCCGCCTTAAGCCCGATAGCTTCCATGGCCTGCTTAGCGGTCATCGTGCCCGCAAGCACCGCCTTTGCGCACTGCCGTGCGACAATCTTCCACGCAGGTTCCCGCTCCTTTGCCGTCTCGCGCATGCCGAGCCGCGGCGGAATGTTGCCCTCGGGATATCCAAACTCGTGAATGGACGCCACGTAAGCGACCGGCGTACCGTCAGGGTAGTGCGCCGTGTCGAACCACCCGACCTTGCCGACGACTGAGTCGAGCGCCTTGAGCGCGAGGTCTAGGCGCTTGGCGGCCGGCTCAACCTTGCGGGTTACCTTGGCCACACCCTACCCCCGCCAAAGACGCCGCCCGCCGTACGAAAGCCGCCGCGCCCGGGCGCCGCGCCGCCGCCAGTGTAAAAACCGCCTGCCGTCTTGCCCTGCAAAAGCGCAAGCAACGCGGCGCCGTAAGCCGTGGTCGACAACCACCAACTGAATTGATTTTTGACCGGCGGCGGCGTGACGGTGACGGACACTTTGTCAATCGTGGCCGCCGACTCAACCGCGGGTGTCTCGCCCGCGGCGATAAGCGCGGTCAACTTGGTAATGTGCGCCGTCAGTTGGTTGAGCGCGAGGACGCGCGCCTTACCGTTGAGCATGGCGCAACCGTAATCGCGATCGGAAATGTAGACCGTTGCCGTCGCCCAATTGAGCCCGAGGGTCGCGTCGCTTGGCGGCGTTGCGGCAAACTCGGGGAACATGAGCCGGAAGGCCGCAACGTCAAAAGTGATCTGCCCGGCCATTGGTTACCCCGGGGCGCCAACCGTCGGCAGCGCTTTGAAGTCGGCGGGAGTTTTGGGCGCGGAACCGTCGGCGGCTTCCATGCCCGACGCGACCGCGTCGGGGTCCTCTTTGCGGTTGTCAACCTGCATAAAGCCGTCGTTGACAAAGCGCTGAAACGAATCGAGCACCTGGGGGTGGGTCGTCAGCCACAGGTAATCGTCGTCGCTAATCTGCGTCGCTACGCCGCGGGGCGTAATGAGCTGCTTGGTCGCGCAATTGGCGCCACCGCGAATTACGACCCGGCGCTTGACTTGCGGAATGCTGTTTTCCGGCGCCGGGTGGTACTCTTCGAAAGCAACGTCGGTCGAGACGGTCGAGTAAACGTACATGGGCTATCCCTTGGGCTTGGGGGTCAACAGGGCGGCTTTTTCATCTTCGCTTGCAGCGCCCATCATGGCGTCACGTTCGGCTTCGGGCAAGGGCGCAACGTCAGCCACAAACGCGTCAAGCGCAGCAATGCGCGCGGCGTAGGCTTTGGCCTTTTCGCCCTCGCGCCGGTCCCAGACAGAGACGGTCGGGGCGATAAACCCGGGCAGGTTTGGCGAGTCATCCTCGGTCAAGGCGTCGTCAACTACCACAACGTGGCCGCCCGCCTCGTGACGCTGAAAAAGCGGGTTGCCGCGCAAGCGGTCAAGCTGGCCGGGCGTGACGTTGTTGTCGCCCGGCGCAAGCTCAATCGTCTCAGTCGGGAACGGCGCTTCGTTGCTTGCGGGGTGGGTGTAGGCGACACGAGTCGGCAAGTGGGAATGGACGCGCATGTTAGGCCTCTTAAAATTATGGCGGCCGACCTTGGAAACCGACCGCCTAAAGCACTGCGGCATAGGGTCTAGGCGAACAGTTTACGCACGACGGCATAGGGGCGTTTGAGGTACGCGCCGGCCGAAGCCATCGTGTAGTCCTCTTCTAAGCCCTTGACCATTTGCTGCACTCCGAGCACCCGGAAGCGGGTCGGAACGGCGTGCAGCCACACGCGCTTGTCGTCGGTCGACGCGGTATCGTCCACCGACTCGGCGTACATCACCGCGACACTCGCGCCGCCGACCGCATTGGTCAGCTCGGGGGCGTCGACAACGCGCACCTTGGAGTAGGCCTTACTCAGCCACTCGCTGACGGACTGCCCGCTTCCGTTGGTCGCCGTGGTCGACAGGTAATCGACTTGGTCGGACGGGACGGCCAGCGTAATAGCCGTCTTCTGCGGATCGATCGTTGCGCCGGACTGCGACCGGAGCGTGGAAATCATGAGCCGGATATCGGCGCAAATTTCCTGGAAAGTCTTGAGCGCCCACGCCCTCGAACCGCTCGCGCCCGCGGGGAACTGCCCGGCCGCCGGCAGGTTGGGGTCGTTGAGGAAACCGTACGTCCGATTGAGGCCGCTGTTGTAGCCGTAGAAACCGATCGAATTGCGGTCAATTTCCAGCTGCAACGCCGCGCTGCCGCGCTTCTCTTCGGCGTCGTTAATCTTGATGCGCGAGGCACGGGCGGCGTCCAGAATACCGGAACGCATGCCCTGTTCGATACGGACGATGGTTCGGCGTTCCCACGTCGCATTGTAGCCGGACAGCGGCACGTTGCCCAAATCGCTGTAAAGCTGCGACTTGGCCAGCGGCTCTTTGATGCCCTGCACAATCTCTTCGTCTTCCCAGGCGCCGACCGTCGCCACGCCGATAAGCTCGTCAATTTTGCGGGCTTGCGTGATGACGGAAATAAAGCCGGGAAGCCAATTTTGCAGGAACTGAATCGGCGTCAAGACGCTGGCCGTCGTGAGCGGCGCAACCGGCGTGGCGTCCATGGCGTAGCCTAGGCGGCGGCCGGCGACGGCCCATGCCGCCAGATTGTCGGCGTCGTCAAAGCCCTGAATACCGAGCATGTACAGCCCGGGCAGGACATCCGATAGCGCGGGGAGCTTTTGCGCATCCGCAAGAGCGTCCATCGCGCACATAAACGGCAAAATGCCCTTGCCGTTCGAACCGCGGGGGCCGATGGCGCCGAATTCGGGCGAGGCGTTGGATTGGCGAATCATAGCGGTTTGGTCCTTCTTAATTCGTCAGCTTGACGACGCCGATGCCAGCACCGGTGAGGTTGAAACGCGAAATGGTCGCGTTCGGAATGTTCACGTCGCCACCTGCCGCTGCGCCGCCGGGGGCGTGCGTGGTGATTGCGCCCGTTGCGACTGTGTAGTCCACGAGGTCGCCGACTTGGCAGGCCGCGGGGAGCGACACGAGCAACTCGCCCATCGTCACAAACTCGCCCGGGGTGTACTGCGGCAAGTCCAGTGACGCCGCCAGCGGGCCCCCCGCCGTCGTGCCGCGAAGGGCGTAGACCTTGGGGTTGGCCAAGATGCCATAGAACGGAGTGCCCGCGGTGATCGTACCGCCGACGATGCAATGGCCGTCGGCGCCGGCAACCTGCGTAAAGGCGTAACCAACCGTATTGGGACCGACGGAGTCGATGATGCCGGGTTGCGCCCGCGACGGGCCGTCGAGATAAAGCGTGCCGATGCTGCCGATACCGAGCGCCGCGCGCACTGTGGACTGGACCATAGTAAAAAGCTCCTATTAGACCGCGGACGACGTGAGGTAGGCGGCGACCGGCGATTTGCCCGGCTTACGCTGTGCCGAATCGAGCGCAAAAACATTGCTACGATTGGCGGGGGTGCGGCAGTGCAGGTAGGCGTTAACGGCGGCGACTTCTTGGCCCGCGGCGACGCCCGGGATGCCGAGGGTCTTAACGCCGTATGCGGCGACTTCCGCGGTGGTCATTTGGGCGGCGTCGAAAGCCCCAACGAAACCAGACAGTTTGCCGGCGAGCGCATCGCGCGCGGCAACTTCGGCCAGAAGGGCTTTCGCATCCAGGGCCTTCGGCGCCTTGGAAAAATTGGCAATTGTGGCCTCCGCGGCCTTAAGCCGGGCGTCCATGCCGCTCAGGCATTTGGCGTCGACGGCGGGAGCGGCCGGGGCGGCAACGCCCTTCTTTTTCATCTGCGGTTTGCCAAAGGCGTCCATGACGGCCTTGCCTTCCGCATCGAGAACCGGCTCCATATCTTCGTCTTCGGCGGGCGGCACGACTTCGTCACCGTCCGGCTCGCCCGACAAGCCCTTGATTGCTTCGGCCAGTTTGGTCAGCACCGGGAGCATTC